TCCGCAAGCTCCAGACCTTCGGTGCGTGCCCAGTGTACGCGTGCCTGCAGTGGCAGTTTGTCGTGTCCAGCTACGTTGGCGTAGTGAATGCCGAGGGCGTTCATGCCTTTGTCGCCGAGTGCCTTGGTCTGACCTAAGTTCAGAATGGCCTTGGCGAAGCCGTCGCCCTGTGGCTGGACGTTGATGCTGCGTGCGTAGACACGTCCGCGAGAGTCAAAGGTGAAGCGGAAGTTGAATGTACCGCTGAATGCCTCGTGAGCACCGCAAGCGAATTGACGGTAGCTGAACGATGCAGGAAGGTTTATCAAGGACATGATGTCCTCATTCAAGCGGTAGTCCTGAGTCCAGAGTACATCGAGAGCATCGAAGATTTCAGGAGTAGTAGCGCGCTTGATGAATGCACCGCCCTTGATGAGGTTAGACTTGACCACTGCATCCTGAGTGATGTTCCAAGTCTTGTAGTCGCTGTAGTCTGGAGCACTGTCAAAGTGACCAGGCATCAGACGCTCCGGAGTTACAAGTGTAACAGCCTCAGCAATGCTGTGGATGAGTGATAAGCCGAACTCGTTGAGCTGGAAGTCAGTGATGATTTCCATGCCTGACACCTTCAGATATGCAGCAGCCTGTACGGCCTCTTTGGCAGCAGCAAGGTTCTTGTCTGCACTACCTTCGGTGAGCAGGTTCAGCAGGTTGTGTGTAGTAGCACCGAGGTGTTCAGTGCTGTCGTCGACGACAGCATGGATAACCGCGATGCGAGCCAGTCGCTGAATCTCTTCGAGACCGTCTTCAAGGACAAAGTCCTTGATGATTGAGTGTACAGCTGACTGGTAGTTGTTGAGTACGTGAGTGTTGATTGTAGTAGTCATGGTCTTAAGCTCCGATAGTAAACATTAATGCAGTGTAGGTTACAACAAGGATGACACCAACGATGGTGCCGAAGATTGTGATTATTGTGTTCATGCCTGTTCCTCCCAAGCGAGTTTGTTCAGGATGGCCTGGACGTGGCCGAGTGGTACGTGGCGTTCACCCTTCATGTCGAGTTCAGCCTTAATCTGTTCTGCGGAGAAGCCGCAGTGGTAGTAAGGTTCAATGAAGATGGTGAGTTCCAGCTCGATGCGACGCATGCGATGCTCAACGAGGTAGTGTTGACGAGGCTGGCAAGTATAGTTGTAAGATAGTACGGACATGTCGGTTACTCCCTGTTATTTAAAGACAATGATGTCAAGTGCAAGAAAGGTAGCAAATGCCACAAAGCCCATCAGGAAGGACTGAGTCAGTGTGATTACGATACCAGTGAGTAGAACAGTAATAAAGATTGATGTAGACATGATGATTTCCTCATAAGTCAAATGAGTCAAGAGCCAATCTCTCGACCTTGCCGTCGGAAGCTCATTGCCGCAGACACTAGTCCAGTGCAGCCTAGCCGAGTGGAATCGGGTTGTATCGATTCCAACGAGACTTGCTGTCAGCCTGCGTGGCCTAGCGAGTGAGGTTAGCGACGCAGGAGCTTAGCGAGACTCGTGGTTACGCGTTTAGGCTGGCGGTTCTGGTAGTAGCTCAGGAGTGCTAGTACGTAGAGCGCTTCAGCGCGGTGACTTGAAGGCCAGAAGGTAGGGCACGACGTGCGTGCTGCCAGGTTCGCACTTGACGGTGTCGAGGACAGTGAGATTATAAGAAGGCATAGAGAGAGATAATGGAGCCGTATGCGAGCCGAAGGGAGGCAGGAAGCCGACCGGAGTGCCAAGGCTGGTTGCGTTTTGGTCGCGGGAACGAAGTGGGAGCGGCCAGCAATCCAGTCGCATAGGCGACCAAACACAGGGATTCTTTGCAGGCGCAGGGTATGGAAGCGAGAGAGTCCCCGAGCCAGATAAACAGTACGCGGCGTAGCGATACCCGTTTTGCGCCTGTTAGCGAGCCTGGAGAGGCGAGCGTTCTTGTGCTTGTGTTACAGTTGTCCACTTCAGGGTGAGCGGTAGCGAACTCAGGCTATTGGATGAGCGATAGATGCACGTAAGTGGCGAGACACACTAGTGGCTCGATTGAGCAGTAACCTCTGGTTACTAGCGAAACATAGCGCGGTGATGCGAAGCAGCACATCCCACTGTGGTACCCGAGACTACGTTACAGGCGACAGATAAACCGGTGCGCAGCAGGATTTAGCTAAGACCCCCCCTAATGAAGGGAGAAGCAGGTAGTAGTAGCAGAGCATACTAAGCGAAGGAGAGAAGGACGATGATGCGAAGCAGCAGAGGAGTGAGCGAGAGAGCGATTAAGAGAGAGTAGAGACTGAGTGATTAGCACAGAGACATATCAGTGGGAGTATCCCCACGTATACATACAAGGAGTGTAACAAGGTTATAACATATGTTTAGGGAGAGAGGTGGGTGCAGGTGTACACCAGCCAGGCTAGGCTAAGACTCAGGAGAGAGGAGAAACCAGGGTTTCCCATGCCATAGAGCAGAGGGCCTATGGGGGAAACCACTAGGGTTTGAGGGGGAGGGAGGGGTGACCACGCATAAGCTACCCGTTTTAAATATTTAGTAATAAATAATTAAAATTGTAGGCAGTATTTCTGGTGTTCCAGATTAGCGCAGCTGGGATGCTGAAATTGGGGTAATCAGCTCTGTAATCGCCTATGTCGAAGGCGTTGCCGTAAGTGGCTTTCCTATTGGCTTCTTCTAGCTCGAAGCGGAAGAGGAGTGTCATAGGGTGCCATTTGAGGTCGCCAGAGAGGTATCTGTCGTTATGGCCTGTGTCGAAAGTGTCGTGATTGCTGTCATCGTCAACCCATCCCCAGAGGAGAAAGACTACGAGCCAGAAGTGGAGTTTAGATACCTTGCGGTACTTGACGAAGCCCCTGTGGACTATCTTTACGTCGTGCTGTGGCAGTGGGGTTAGATACCAGCCCTTGAGCAGCTCGCTCCATTCTGGGTTGCGTTCGTCCAATCTCTTGATACGGACATCATTTGATGGGTCGAGTGCGTAAGAATGGACTACAGAGCGGCTGTAGGCACGGAATGGGACTACGAACCAGTACCAGACTAGTCCGAAGACCTTAGCGAATATCATGAATGCTTTTGCCATTACTTGATTCGCTTTGGTTTAGGCTTCTTTGGTGCTGGAAGGGTGATTTTTGGTGTAGGCTTGCGCTTCTTCTGTGAGAATCGCTCGCTGTACATACGTTCAGCCATAGTGGCCTCCTATAATTTGATTGTTGTTGTGCCTTGACCGCAGTAGATGTCATGCTTGATTGCATGGAGTACTGCTTGTCTGGCTGTTTTGCCTAATGCTAGGGCAGAATCTGCGTAATATGAGCCGCTACCGTACGCTGCATAGCGCTCCTGGATAGTATAGGGGATAGCTAGGCCATCATCCCAACTGATACAGAAGTCTCGTGTGGCGACAATGAGGGAGGTCTCAGGGTATGCAGGCATTTCATCTGCATCTGCCCCTTCTCTCCACCATCTGACCATGTCCATGCCCTCGCCAGCCATTCCTACGAAGCCTACGCCGTGGATTACTCCATTGCGTTGGATTCGGAAGAGCTTCTTAGTGCGTTTTGGGACATTGCCCTCGGTAACTTGGTTATCTGCCACTATATGGGAGCCATCCCAAGCTATTACGCTCATCAGTGGATGTCTACCAGTTCGTACCAGAGCATTTCCCACGAGAACGTGAGGTCTGCGCCAGAGCGGTTCGTTATACGCATCAGGTAGTCGGTTGCTGGAGCCATAATCCACTCCTCGCCGTTGCTTACGTCACTGATGCCGATTGTGTTGCCTGCACCAGCGCCAGCCAGCTCTACCTTCTTGTAGTTATGGTCTTGTCCTGCTGTTTGTTGTGACATTAGTGTCTCCTTATGCGGTTGTTGCAGCTACGAGTACTTTGATAGCGTCGACGTCAGCTACGATGGCGGCTGCTTGCGCACCAGTCGATGCGTACTTCCATTTGTAGTACAGCTCTCTGCTGAGCCAGCCGAGGTGTCTGCTGTACCTGTTTACTATCGCAACTTGACCACCTACTAAGAAGTCGTAGTCGACGGAGAACTCAATTGCTGTATCCATTACAACGGTTAAAGTAACTATCGCGGTCTTATGGTTAGCATCATCAGTGCGGGCAGCCTCATTGGCGTGCCTGATGCACTGGATTGCGTAGTGGTAGCTTGCTGGATGTTGGAGGGTTAAGTCGCTTATATCCGCCATACATCACCTATAGTTGTGGTGCGTTCTTACGCTTGTTGCGTCTAGCGCGGATGTCAGCAGCGATTTTCTTGTCTCGCTTCTCCTTGGCCAGGCGCTTCCTACGCTCAGCTTCGGTCTCTTTATTCTTCTTTCGGCCGGTGGCTTTGGATACTGCGGAGTCGATTTGCTTACCACGACCCTTCAGCTTGTCCATAGCGCGTTTTAATAGTCCGTCAGACATGGTAGGTCTCCTATGCTGCTAGTTCTGTTATACAGTCGCCTAGGTCGGCTAGGAGCTGTGTTTTGTAGTCCCCGCCGTACATGCTCGATTCGCTCACGGCTTTGCCGATAGCTGCGATTAGGTCTGGTCGTGGGTTATGAGACAGCTTGTCACTGTCGCCTGCTACGCGTGCCCAGCTTGCACCTGCTGTGACGTTCACGACGGCCTGGTCGAGCAGAGCGTCCAGCCAAGCATTCTTGGCGGTATGTGCCTTGCTCTCGGATACAGCGCGGGCCAGGAGCCTGCGGAGCTTCTGAAGTGATGGACGGCCATCCTGAGTTGTGAAATCTGTGATTTCCATGATGTTCTCCTAGTGGAGAGCGCCCCCGAAGGGGCTACTCAGATTATGCAGTTTCTGCAGAAGTGATAGGCGGGTACGAAGCAATGTCAGCCAGTGCGATTGGATAGACCACTTCGTGGACTACGGTAGACGCGGTGTTGACCGGCAGAGTGTACGCGACACCGGCATCGTTGCCAGAGCGTGAGCCAGACTGCTTCCATTCGCCAAAGGCGTCGCGCTGCGTCCAGAAGGATGCTTCACGGATGGAGTAGGCTTCGGTGTTGGCCATGATGTTAGCAGACAGAGACAGCGTGGTAGCTGAGTCGACAGCGGTGACCAGGGCGAACGTGTCGTCGGTCTCGTTGTATACTGCGTCACCTACGGCTACGCCTGCAGCCACGAAGTCCTCAGAGCTGTCTACCAGCTTGTTAGCAGTGGTAGCTGTGGCTGCGCCAGAAGCGACCAGGACAGGAGCCAGTGGGTCGTCAACGACCTGGACGGTGACACGCTGGGTGCCAAGGTTACGAGGGCTGACTTCCTGAGTCTTGATACCGTCGTTGAAGATGTTGATGTCGGAAGTCTTGTCGATGAGGTCTTCCAGTGTTACGGGAGTTGGAGTTAAAGCCATGATTGTGGTTTCCTATGGTTAATTAATTAACGCTTAGCAGCGCGGGTAGAGGGTTTCGATGTGGCCTTCGCCTTCGACGTCTGCTTCTCTGGGGCGGACGGAGCTTCAGGTTCATCTGGGGATTCTGGGGCAGGCGCTGCGTCTGCTGCCTCCAGCATACCCAATGCGTATTCCAAAGTCTCTCGGTAGAGAGCGATGGCGGCAGCATTTGAGCGGTTGGAATTGTACGTGCCACGCAGGGTGGCGCGGAACTTTCCGAGATAGCCATTCGGGTCACTCGGCATATCAACTACGTCCATATGGGCGAGCTGGTCAATGTTCATTTTCTTCTCCTTCGACGTCCTCGTAGGCCGCGGTTCTTGACCGTTGACTCGTGCAGGACGTTTACGTTTGTAGGTGCGGCCTTCTTCAGCCACTCGTTCATTAACTTCATGTTGGCAGAGGTTGCCTTCTGCGCCTCGCGCATCTTCTCGTCTACTGCCATCGAGTCCACAAACCTGCGGACGGCGGATGCCAGGGAGTCGAGCCTGTCGTCATGGATGAGCGCACCGCGTTCGCGGGTGAGCTTGTTCATCTGGTTGACGAGAGTGTAGATAGAGCGAGTGTCGATAGGATACTCCTGAACGGAGTTCCAGTCATTCTCGAATACGCTGTAGTTCACGACGAGGCGGTGCCTGGCCATGATGGGGTCGAGCGTGTCCGCGATTCGTTCTTCCTTCTGCGTGTTCACCCAGTCGTCGATAATCTTGGGCGCACCGACCTTGCCGGTCTTGGCCTTGTAATAGGCGAGCAGGATTGGTTGCCACATCTTCGCGAACGCGCCGTAGCCGTGGTTCTGCTCGACACCAATCTCGTTGGCGCCGTGCTTGTACACGAACTCGGAGAGCTTCATGAAGACTTCTTCGTCGTAGCCGCCAGGGAGTGGCAGCTGTTCCATTACGAAGATGTAGCCGTGTAGGAACTTGACTGCGGTTGCGACTGTCTCGTCACCGTTGGTACCACCACCGGCGGTATCCACGTAGACGTAGGACTTCTCGTAGTCGTAGAGGTCGTCGCCGACTTTCCACGGGAGATAGAACTCAGCCTCGCCGTGACCGTCGAAACGGATGCGGTGCTGTGGGTCTGGCATCCAGTGAATCTCACCAGGCGCGTTCACGTCGTTCAGGTGCATGACGATGAGGTCACGCGTGTTCAGTGGGAACCTGGACGCGTCGGACAGCTTGGTGTTCAGCATGTGCTGGAGCTGGAAGTAGGCTGGGCCTTGGTCAAGCTCTTTGGTCAGCAGTAGGTCTTCGCCCAGCAGTTCTGGGTCAGTCGGAGCACCGGACTCGCCAGTGATGCCGTAGCCGGTCTGCAATGACGGGTCTGCTTCGAGCTTCTCGCGAATGTGCGGAGCCAGGTGGTCGCCGTAGTACTCCAGTTCCTCTGCATTCGGATACCGGCCAGGCCAGATGCGAATGTCGTAACCTCGGCCCGGCAGCGTGTTGTAGATGGAGTCATTCGTCTGAGGCGTTCCCAGGTAGATGATTCGACCGTGCTGACAGATGGACGTGAAGTCCTTCGAGAGATGGATGAGGTGCTGGCGCTGGACTTCGGTGAGACCATTCTTGGATGACTCGATGTCGTCCGGAATCAGGATGTCTGCACGGCGTCCCTGCATGTTGGCTGTGACACCGATACAGGCGACCGAGGGAGACTTCTCGACTCCCTTCAGCTGCCAGTGTACGTCGAACGCTTTCGCGCTTGCACGGTCACCGTGTTGCCTGTCAGGGCGCATACATTCGAGCATGTCCCAGTTCATGATAATCTGGATGACCCAGTTGGCAATCTCCATCGCCACGTCGGAGCCAGCCGAGATAATCAGGATGCGCTTCTTCGGGTCGTGGATGAGACACCACACGGCGTAGATAGCCACGATGGTCGACTTCGCCTGGGAGCGCTGCGCCTGAATCATGGAGTATCGTGGGCCGTGCTGCAGGTAGTCGCCGATGTCGAGCTGGAGTTCCGTACAGTTGAAGCCCATTAGTTCGGTCATGGCGTCGTACAGGAAGTCGCTGAAGTCAGCGTAGTGTTCTTGCAGAGCTTCGAGGTCTTGCCAGCGCTTCAGCGCCTGCTGTTGTACCTCTGGGAGCTGCACGCGGTTCTTTAGGAGTTCCTCCCACTTGGCCGCGTGTGCAGCTTCCTCTGCTTCCCAGTTGTCGAAGTATGTTGGGTCTTCTAGTGCGTCCTTTAACTCGGCGGTGAAGGCAAACTTCATCGCGTCTGTTAAATTCTCGTCGTTATTCATAATTACTCCGATAGAATATGTGGTTGCCTATCACTTGTACCACCTCCATGTCATCCGTCCAGTCGGGCGGGATGATGTCGATAGTGTGGTAGTGGTCTGCACCGTTGCTGTAGTTGTGTCCTGCCAGGCCAAGGCGTACTGCCTCGTAGTCGAGCGGGACTGGTTTGTGGACGTAACCTATCGTCCAACTGAACTGCTTCGGTTGCCATACCACCTCACATGGAGTGTCTGGCCAGGTCTCGCGCTGCACACGCTTCATTACTACTTCGGTGACAGCGGCTTGGCCTTTGAGTGGCTCACCGCGCGCCTCGTGGTACAGGTTGAGGGCGAGGCATAAGAGCGTCGCGCTAGTCATTAGACTTGCATTGTAATTTGCCGCGTAGCGTTGGGTTCTCCGCCATCAGCTCATAGAGCTTCGCGTGACAAGCCTCTTGGCTGTCAAATTTGTATGCTGCTGCGATATTACTCTGTGTCACATGAACAGGTGTAACAACTTCTGCACCTGTCCCTGCGACGACTATGCCGAGGGCGGAGGCTGCCAATGAGAGCTTACTTAGCATCATCAGGTTTCCTCCGTCGATTTAGGAATTCACGCACGAGCGTGATTATGAAGAAGAAGCCCATGAGATAGTACACGAGTTCGTTAGTCTCCTGCACGACTACATTCACAGCTTCCGTCGATTCGATATGATACTTGCCGTCGGAGTTGCGCACGCGTACGTCGCCTTCGTTGTCTTCGATGGTAGTCTTGTCTGCGAAGTCGAGCTTGCCGACTCCTGTATTTACTTTTGCCTCGTTGCTCCCCACTTGTGCGTCAACGTCGATGCCACCTTCGTCGGTGAGAGCATCTTTCGCTAAACCCGTAAGCAGGGAACAGCTTGACAGTGTGAGAGCACCGATAAGAACGAGTGTTGGTCGATTCATTAATCAGTACCTCTAGAATTAGTGCCAGGTCTATCCTGGCGTTATTATTATTCCTCTCCCGCTGCTTTCGCTGCTGGGACTGAGGAGAGTTTGGCGCGTCCTCGCTTTGGTTTGTTGGCCAGAGCTTCCTTGAGCGCGTCCATGTCATCACCCTGCTCGATAGAGGCGGTAATGTTGTTGTCTTTCAGGAACTTGATTGCCTGGGCGAGTACCTGTGGCGTTGCCATTGACATGGCCACTTCCTCGCCGTCTTCATTCATGACGACTGCGGTAGCTTCGAGCTGTTCCCTCAGCGTCTTCGCTACTACACCGTGCAAGCCCGCTAGTTCCTTTTCACTTGCTTTATCCATTAGACTTCTCCTGAAGCTGTGAACTGGAAGGAAAGGCTGGTTACACCAGCTTTAGCGATTCGGAAACCCATAGTGCCAACGTCAGATAGGGTATAGCCTTGGTTGTCGCCTACGTTCGTTGTCACCGCACCAGAGTTACCTGCGGAGTCATACGCCAGGATAGTTGGCGTCTTGTACATGTGTACAGGTAACCTGGGAGTAATCGAAATTGTTCCGCTGGTGGCGAGTGAATCTACGCATCTACCTATATTCGTTGCCGTACCTGGGGCATGTATCATGTTATAAGTCTTGTAGAAATGCCTGTAGCATCTTGTAAGCTCTATCGCTGGGTCAGGCGGCTCCCATATGGTTGGGGACGCGCCGAGTTCAAGCTTTGGCTCACTCACCCAGGTGCCGTTGTCACCGAAGAATACGAGGACGTAACCATTCGATATATCCGTAGACGTTAAGTAGTAGCTAACCTTGTTTGTGTAGGAGCCGACGCTACCCACGCGACCGTAGGCTGTTCCAACCCACGACAGAGTGAGAACATCACCAGCTTTGTATGAGTCAGTAAGCTCAACTCTTTGGCCAAGCAGGGCACCGTTGGTCATGGTGCATTTGCCTGCTCCATCAAATGTGAAGCTCTCGCTGGCTGAGCCGTTCGCATTAAACCAGCGGTCTCTTGAGAAAGAGTAGTACGCAAGGCTTGAGCCATTCGAATACCCACGCTGGTTGATTACAAAGTCAGAGTTCATTAACATGTTCTGACGTGGCTGCCGTTGGTCAACTCGTATAACTTCCATTTTCGCAGATTCAGGAACTGCTCCTATATATTGTGACATAAGAACCTCCTTATAGTTCTGCTTCGAAGTATACTGTACAGTCAACAGACACAGTAAAATGGAACATGGCATTTGGTAATGATGACATGCCTCCAGTTATATATGCCCCGCCCTGAACAGGAGACCCGTTCCAATGTGTAGCGGTAATCGCGCCAGTCGTCGTTTTTGCGATGTTATCAAATACACTGGTAACTGTCACCGCCGGGCTAGAAGACTTGCCATAGTATGTTGGAGATGCTGCCATAGCTACAGGGAAGCGTTCAAGATTCATCACCGCTGCCGTGCCATCTCTACCTGCTAAGTAGTAAGTGTACGTATTATACTCAATACCTTGGAAGTATCTCTTGCAGCGTATCAACTCAGTGCTAACGTCGGGCTTCTCCCAAGGAGTCACCGAGTTTCCTTCTTCGAGTTTAACTTCATACAGGGTCACACCATCTCCCTTAAATGTAATGTACTCACCGATAGCACCACCGGCACTTGAGGCCACGAATGATATAGGGCTAGCTTGCCAGTTAAGGGCACCGCCGTTACCGTAGTAGACCGACCCCTCTGCTGAACCTTTCCAACTCAGAGTATATGTCTTACCTGGGATGAGGCTCTCGCCTTCAACAGCCTGTGTAATTATACCGTCTGTAGAGCCTGCTGTATTATCAAGTGTTGCAACGACACCACTTAGTGTCACTGTTGTGTTCTCTATGTCAGCGTACCACCTGTCATATCCAAACGCACGCAATGCTAAAGCACTACCGCTTGTGTACGAGCGTTGGTTCACATTGAAGTCTGAGTTAATCACGAGGTTCTGTCGAGGAGCGCTATACTCCAAAGGTAGGATGAGGTTGGTCGTACTCTTCGGGGGATTACCTACGTAAGTTGTCATTATGCATCCTTCTCTAAGATTGACAGGAAGAGTTCTGCGTCAGATGATACTGTCGCCTTTGCTTCCAGAATTTCGCCGGCTGCCAGGTTTACTGGCTTCGGGAAGAACAGTGTGCCACCTGCTACGAGCGGTACATCCTTGCCGATGTGTCCGGTGGAGCCTGACACTCCAGCTTTGATTGTTACCTCAGTCGAAGCGACCAGGGGCGTAAAGTACACTGCGTGTACGACCGCCTCCTTCAAGGCTGGTACGGTGTACACTGTAGCGAGTGTGTCCGTCAGGACAGCTGTTTTATTAATAAATGCCATGTTAGCCTCCTAGGGCGATTGAGTATGCGATTGCTGCGTCTTCCGCTGTGGCTGCTGATGCGGCTGCATTAGTTTCAGATATAGCAGCGGAGGCTTCACTGGCTGCTGCATTGGTTTCAGAAAGTGCGGCTGCTGTTTCTGACAGGCCTGCTGCGGTTTCCGACGCTGCTGCTGCAGCCTCTGATAAACCCGCGGCTGTCTCTGATGCTGCTGCGTTAGTTTCCGACGTGAGCGCTGCTGAGGCACTCGCACTTGCGTTAGCTTCCGATATGGCTGCTGCTGCTTCGGATGCGGCTGCTGCAGTCTCAGAAAGACTGGCGGCTGCTTCACTGGCTGCTGCTGTTATTTCAGATAGGCCCGCTGCAGTCTCAGATGCGGCGGCGGCGGTCTCTGACGCGAGTGCTGCTGCGGCTGATGCTGCTGTTGCGAGCACGTGGCCACCGAGGTCTGCTGCCAGGTCGGTTACGTTCTTCATGTCGAACTGTAGTTCCTGGACGAAGTGTAGTACTTGCGTCTGGTTCCCGTCCAGGTTGTCTGACTTGATGTACGACTTGTTCGGGTAGGTTGCTACCGCTGTGCCGTTGTCCGTCTTACGGACGATGTAGACCGTCGCTCCACTTGCGGGCGCCGTGTCAAATGTAAAGAAGCCAGTGACTGTAGAGTACGACCCTGTCATCAGGATGTCGTTGACGTAGCCTATCACTGTCGACTGGCTGTTCAAGTCTTTCGTGAACTCGAACGCGGTAGTAACACCGTCGCCAGTGTAGAAGTTGTATGCTAGAGCCATTAGCTCCTCCTTATAGAATTAGTGGCGGGGCTTGCGCCCCACCTGTTTAGTTACTGCGGTTTGTCTTGACTGGCTCGTAGTCCGCGCCTGTAGACACGTTAGAAGTCAGGATGTCCATTTCCTTCTCGCCACCGAGGATTGCTCTCGTAATCTGGTTCGGTGCCTGAGCACTTTGCATTTCATCACGAATAACACCAGCGATACCGTTCGCCTGAGCGATTGTACCAAGTGGTACTGCGTTCGCTATGTTAGCAATGTCTCTCTGCTGCAGACCATCACCCAGGCCAACTGCTGCCTTGATGTAGTTGCTTGCCCAGCCGTATACCGGCGGAGTAATCTCAGAAGGGTCTCGTGCAATGTCGTACATGTTGACCATCATACCAACGCCACCCATATACATGAGCGTGTCGTGTTCGAGGTTGTTGTACTTGCGGTCGAGATATGATTCCTGCTGATTCTGCGGGAGAGCTGATGCGAGTGAGTTGTACCTGATTACACGCGCTGCCATTGACGACGCTGCGTTCAGTACGAGACCCATTGCTGCTTCCTTGTCGTGGAACAGTGCGTTACGCATCTGCTGCTTCTCTGCTGCGAGCATAGGATACTGACGGAACTGCATCATGAATGCTACCCACGGGTTTGCCATGAGCGCAGATGATTCGCCAGCGAAGCCAATCTGAACCTGCTGTGCTGCGTGCCTGCGGAGTGCTACGCCGAGAGAGTGTCTCTCTGCTGCGCTCCAGGTTGCAGAACCCAGGTCAGTGATGTTGCCTTTGGCGTCCAGCTGTATAGTGCCGTCATCGAGCTTGCGTTTGAGCAAGTCCATTGGTATACCGATGTCGGCCAGCCTTGCGTCGGATGTAAACGACTTCTTGCCAGACAGTTTCCTGCCGACGTCGTGTAACAGTCCAGCCATTGCAATCTCTTCTTCCATCGTCCTGATGGTGCCATAGCCAGTGTACTTGGTCTGTGCATGCTGAAGGACAGGTCGCAGCTTACCACCGGTGACTTTGTCTATCGAGCCGTTCAGAACCTTCATGGCTATATTGTCGCTTCTTCCGGTACGAGCTTCATCGAAGTGTACGTTCTGTCGCGCGAAGTTATGCATTTCATCGTACAAGGTAGAGATACTCTGCATTTCAGATAGTAGCTCTGTACTCTGTCGCTGCTGGGTAGTCAGGAGTAGTCCTCCCATCTTGGTCTTGGCCTTTCCGATTGCTCGGTCTGCTACCTGCCGTGCTGCGAACATCGCTGCCATGCCACGGTTCATTGCCAGGCCAAGCTCGGCCAACTGGGATTCACCCAGGCCGTTCATACCGGACAACGCTACCGCGTCACGAATCTTACGAGCGCGGGCGTCGAAGCCCATGATAGGTTCACCTTGCATTAGCTTGAACGCGTTGGTCATGTCGTTCACGTCCACGGCTGTGCCGAGTGCCTGCGACTCCTTACCTACTGAGTAGATGAAGCTCTCGATAGCGTCTGCTGAGTTCAGCTTGCCTCCGCTTGCGCGAGACAGTGCTGCTATTGCAGTTGCTTTCTTCGAGTACTTCGTTGCATCCGTGACAACGTCGTTGCTCATCAGGTC